CATAAAGATTAGCTCGGGCCCCACCGCCAGGTAAATTTGATCTAAAATCATTTATATTAAATGCCATTTTGTCCTCCTATTAGACAGAACCTACAACTTCACTGAACTCTACACCGCTTCTGACAGCGACAAAGTTAAGTTGGATGTAATTAATTGAACGAGCTGGTTTGATAAAAATATCTCCAACAAATTCATTCCTGTCTATGACTTCGGAAGTATTGTTGGTGCTATCACATATAACTAGATAATCATATACACCACGTCGAGCTTTGATATTTCTTAAAAATGGTTCTACCATATTTTTAAATGATGCTCTAGTAAATTCATCATTGAATTCAAAGAGTAAATTCTTAGCTGCTCGTGAAATTGATTTTTCTAATACCACAAACAACCTTCTAACGTTGATCCTATCAAAGGCTGATGGTTTAGATAAAAGTGTTTTATCACCATACAGCAAAGTACCTTGACCTGGCATAGACACTACTGGATTAACACCAATTTTATAGATACTATCCCTGGCAGCTTTATCTGGATTAAAATGTAATTTTACTACATTCTTAATCTGACCTCTAGTAAATCCAGCTGGGCTCCACCAGGCATCTTGATTATTTTCTGTTCTAACCATCAATCCAGCAATATCACCATTTAGCGGAACATCACGATATACATCATTGTATGCATCATACATTCTTTTGTATCCACTATCGGCGACAGCGTAAGAAGATGATATAGCTAGATTAGTTTGCCAAGTATCCAAAGCTGTAGCTTTAGTTTCGTTTGTTGCAGTACCAATAACACTAGTTTTACCATCGTCACTGGCTGGACTAATTACGGCAATTACATCTTTTCTATACTCAGCAACATTACTGATCACATCTTGTTGTATTTGTTTAGTAGCATCACCAGAAATAACTATACCAACGTCAGTAGTATCTGTATCTCTAAGTAATCCATACCCCTTTGAACCACCTGTATACCTTGATGTATCAGAATTAGCACCTGTTCCTGAATTATCAGCCACACCACCTGAAATATCCAAACTATAACCTTCAGTAGTAACAGTATCAAATACATTAGTTGAAGAAGATACAACACCTTCCCAATCATCTGCACTAGCTAGTTGATCCCATTGGCCAGTTGCGTAGATATATTTGGAATCTCTACGAATAACATCTTGGTAATAATTACTATTACCATTTTCATCCTTAGCATCTGTAACTAATGATACATGGGCATATTTTTCTAAAATCGTGCCTGGAATTCCACTTATATCGCCTGTTGTATCAACGACAACAACGTGAATTTCATCATTAGTATTTGTTCCACCATTTTTTGTTTTTACATAATTTGATGTGCCTGGTTCTCTATCAAATTTTGAAGAATAATCGACAGCCACAGTAGCACCATTTTGAGTAAAGTTTTGTGACCATCCACTGAAAGTTCCATCATGGAACACTGAAATTCTTAGACTGTTACCCAAAGCACCTGCATATCTAGCAAGAAATGATGCAGCACCTAATGTAGCTCCTGCGTCATACTCGTCTTCATTTTTTACTAAAACAGCTGATGATGTACCAGTAAATTTTAATACTAGATCATCATCATCGCTGCCAGTATCTCCTGTAACTACAATCAGATCGCCAACTTCTAAACCATGGCCAGAATCTATTCCTGATAAACTAGCATTAGTAACTTGGCCTGATCCACCTATAGTTTCGATATCAACATCAAACTTTGTGTTATTTGCAAATGTTACAGTACTTGTAGTAGCACTTGTGGCTACATCAACACCAGTTGCATAGCCAGTACCACCATAAACTACGGTAGTAGTAAAATTCTCAACTGCATTACCACCACTATCTTTAACAATTTTTATAACTGCATTACCATCTCCACCTGTAACTGCTGCATATACAGTAATAGCCGTTCCATCCGCTGCATAATTCACAGATGGTGCAACAGCTGGAGAAACTCCAGTAATTATTCCACCATTGGTTGAAATACTATCAATATCTACTTGTAGTCCTGCTCCGCCAACTTGATCAACTGTAGTACCTACTGCAACTAAATTAGTACCTGCACCACCACCAACTGTTGCTACACTATAACCATCTCCAGCTTGAAGAATTGATACTGTACCTGTAGCTGGATAAGTAGTACTAGTTGCACCATTTTTTGCATCTGTGCCAGCTGTTCTAATTACTTGTAATGTTCCACCATAAGCCAAAAAACTAGATGCTGTCAACCAATTGGCTGCAGTATCATTATCTGGTTTTCCATATTCTGCGACTAAATCCCTCTCTGATGTAATCGTTGTTATTTTATCAACCGGCCCCCACTTGAATCCAGCTGCAATAGCTGCATCTGAGGTTACAGCGGGCGACACTCGTTCTGTCTTATCTATTTCCGTAACATTTACGCCTGGGCTAACTTGAAATGCCATAATTTTTTTCTCCTATATATAGATTGATTTGCAAAATCATAACTCTTTTCGCATCATTATTTATAAAAGTGCACTTTTTAGAGCTTATTAGCATATCCAATCCTAGAACCTTCTGCATATTCCCATCTTTGACCAGTATTATCTACAAATCCATCCTCGCCTATCCCATCAGACAAAACCCCAAAAGGAAGCATATTTTCTTCAATAGCTTTCATCTGTTCCTCATACATTCTTGTTCTCATATCCTGATCATTTAATTCTATGAAATATCTTTGATTGGCTACCCATGCAAATAAAACCAATGTCATTACTAAATCATCAGTGTGTCCTTCTTCAGCTTGATATGACTTACCCTTAACAGCAAAAGTAGTCAACTCACGTACTGTATTGTAATCTTTAATCATCAATTGATCTTCTTCTATTAAATCTTTTAATACTCTACATCCTATTCTTTTGACATTAGGTGTAGTTTTAACACCAAAGCTTGTGCCTTTACTAAAACCTGGCGATAATACTTGCCCTGATCTCCCTCTTATTACAGAAGATAACACATTTTCATATTCCAGATCATAATACAAAATATCAGCAACTTGTGCCCCGATATCATTAATTTCTATTAATACAAAGGCATCATTATAATCCTTAGCTGCTTTTTCAATCACTGTTGGATATAACATAGGTGAAATTTCATTATTTCTATATCTACCCACTAGCCTATATGGCATCTCAGTAATATCTGTAATAGTAAAAGCTGAATAATCCTTGCCGGCTCCCCTGGCTACATCACATGAAATAAAATACATTCTGTTAGGATCTGGTAATTCCCATAAACTCAATCCATCCTTTTTGTATATTGGTTCAGTGAAAGTTAAATTTCTAAGCTTGGTATGATGAATTAAAGTATTAGTCGAACCTATAAACTCTGTTTCAAATTCTACTCTAAATTGATCCTCTGATGTGTTTCTAATTGTTTGTTCTTTCCAAGCTTCATCTCGGCCAGGAACAGCTGACCAATGAACATCAATTGGTACATAATCACTTCTTCCCTCTGTGGCTGCAGTCCACATCTTAAAAAATTGATTCATACCATTTGGCGTGGAAACAATTAAAACTTTGGTTGTACTACCAGATGAAATAGTAGGATATACTGATCGGAAAAAATCTGCAGCTATGTGTTCTGGTACAAATGCAAATTCATCTAAGAATATTATATTAAAAGTTCCACCACGAATAGCACTTGATGATGTAGAACTAGCTAAAATCTTTGATCCATTTTCTAATTCTATATTACCTTTGTTCCATTCTACAACTCCTTGTTGGAGCCATGGAGGTAAATGCTCATATGCTAATTGTAGTCTACTCAGTAGTTCCCGAGCAGTAGATCCTTTATTAGCTAATATCCCTACTCTGACATCTGGATTGAATAGAATATAATGTAACAGATAAGCAATAATTGTAGTGGATTTTCCTGTTTGCCTAGGCATTTTACAAATGACAAAACGATTGTCTACAAACTTTCGAACCATATCCTCTTGAAAATCCCACAAATCAAAATCCCTCAATCCTTCATCCACAGCTACAATTTTCATATAGTTACGAATAAAATGAATAGGATTTTCTTCACATTTTACAAATTCACTAATTTCATGCTCAGTAAAATTAATTTTTACATTAGATTTCTTTAATAATGGATTTCCTAGATAATTTACACTATTCATTCTTATCCTTCATTAATTTCTGTAAATCTGCAGTAGAACCTATAAATAGGGCATTTTGAATGTTAGTGTCACCACCCTGCTTTATTTCTGCATTTTCAATATCTATTCTTTTTTGTTGAAGA